TGAGACGGTGGGGAGTGTGTATTCTTTGCCGCGCACCGGGATAACCAGCGGGCCGACAATGTCTTCGTAAGGGCGCAAAGCCATGGTGAGAGTCCTTTGTGAGAGTGGGGTGTGAGAGTTTGGGGGTGGTGCTGGGGGCGGGCCACTCTCACGCAACCCGCCCCCAGGTCAATAGGGGCTAGCTGCCCCGGGTGTAGCCGAACGCGGTGGACGCGCCGGCGGCGTTGGTGACGACGATGTTCGCCGCACCAGCGGAACCGGCGGGCATGACCGCGACGATGGTGGAGTCCGACACGACGGTCCACGAGGTCGCGTTCGTCGCGCCGAACTTCACGCCCGTGGCCGCGACGGTTCCGTTGAACCCACCACCAGTGATCTGGACCTGACCGCCAGCAGCGACACCGGACGGGGTCGCGGACGCGATGACCGGGACAGCCGTGGCCGTCCACGGGTTCGCGATCGAGGCGAGGACACCGTCGATGGTGAACGACAGGGTCACCTCTTCGAGGTCCGCGACACCGGTCTTCGACTGCTGCCAGTCAACGAGCGCGCGTCCGCTGTACGCCTCGGCGGCGCCGTTGCGGTCGTACCAGCGGATGTAGATGCGCGCCTGGTCACCGAACTGGAACCGGGTCTGACGGACGAGTTCCTGGCCCGGGTCGAACGTGCCAGCGGTCGTCTTCCGGTTCGCCTTCACGACGACCTTCGCGCCGGTCATGGTCTTCTCCCAGTTGGAGAAGCCGTTGCTGTCGTAGTCGTCCGCCGCGACGAGGGTGGGGGTTTCGTTCGGGGAAAGGTCGGTGATACCGGCGATGGAAAGCCAAGACACGTTATCGGTCGATACCTGGAACTTGAACCTGCGAGCAAGGCTCGTGGACATGTTGCCTCCTACGGGGCTGATTCGGGCAATGAAAAAGCCCCGCAGGAGGTCTGCGAGGCTAGAAGGGTTAAACGCGAAGGCCCCCGCGGTTGGCAGGGGCCTCTATTCAGTTATGAGCTGGGGTCAGGCGGGGGTGTTCTCCTGCGCCTTGGTGTCCGCGGTGTTGCGGGCGATGTGGTCCACGGCGGTCGCTAACCGGTACACGCCGATGATGGTCAACAGGGCGGCGGGGACGAGCAGGACGGTCGCGAAGATCGCCGTCTCCGGGCTGCGGGTCAGTGCCGCGATGAGGGACAGGGCGGCGGATATGCCGCCGAGGAGCAGGCCGGAGGTGAGGTGAAGCGCGGACGAGTCAGGTCTGGTCATGCCCGCATCCTACACGGGCGCAGGGACGATTAATAGTCACCAGATGCCGCCGTCTGGGCGGTTGACCGTGGCGGGGGTGTCGACGTCGACGATGAACGTTTCCACATGCTCGAACCGGCGGTTTGTGTCCTGCACCAGGGGGACGCTGTTGCTGTGGAGGATTTGGATGATGTTCGCGGACCCGAGCGGCGTGGACCGGATGCCTTGTAGCAGGTCACGGACTGCGGCGGCTGTTTCGGTGGCGCTGAACGGGTCACCCGCGGCGCCCCGGACGTGGACTTCGAGGATGCCGCGTTCCATCGGAATCATCGTCGCCAATGTCACGGGCGTGTAGTTCAACACCACGCACGTGTCCGGGGACTGGGGCCATGCGCCGAACACGACCGCGTTATCCGCAGCATCGTACGCGCCGGCTGGTTTGTAGACGGCGACGCTGGAGTCCGAGATGATCTGGGCGATCCCGGTGAGAAGGTCTTTGGCGTAGCTCATGTGTCCCTCATTCTACTCAATGACCTTGCTTAACTCTTGGGTGAGTATTTCCAGGACCTTGGGGGTTTCGGCAATCAAGGACTTTTCGAGGTACAGCCGTTCCCCGCCACGCTCATGCCGCAGGATCTCGTAGTGCTGGTAGCGGGCGTAGGGTCCGGGGTAGTAGACGTCCGCGCCGTTGGGGGTGGGGTTCGTGGACGCCGAGGTGCGGAGGTCGCCGGACTCAATCGGGGTGCGGTCGACGGCGACCTGCCGCAGATGCTCCATCGCTTTGAACGATGCGTTGGGGATCGCTGCGAGGACGGCGTCGGTGACCTTGTCGAGGTGGATGCTGAACGTATCACCCATGACGGCCCCTTACTTCAGGTAGATGGCGGCGTGGTCGGGGAGGTCAAGTCCGGGGGCGTCGTTGACATTCTGCCCGATCACGTGTGACACGCGGCCCCCCGTTGTGACTTTACTGTCAGGGGTGAACTTCGCGCCGTCCGCCGTGGAGCAGTAGAACGTCGAACTGGCGACGACCTGCTGGCCCGTGGCATCCCGGACGAGGACGTTCTTGCCCTCCAGGAACCCGGGAACCGTCGCGGGGATCTGGTACACGTCGCCCGCGGCCCCGGTCCCGAGCCATGTTTCCACGGTGACGGTGTGGACGTAGAAGTCCTCTATGCCGCCGCTCATCCGTACATCCAGACGTTGGAGTCGAGGAGGTTGTTGTCGTGGAGTTTCCGCGCCGCCTGCGGGACAAGGGTCGTGAGCGCTTTGGCTTTCGCGTCCGCGGCCATGTTCGCGTCAGCGTAGGTCAGGTGCGCGGAGCCGAGGGACTTCGAGGACGCCACACTGGCGACGACCACGCCGCCGAGGAGCGGGTCGACGCCGAGGGCCGCCCACGCCGCAGCCTGAATGCAGGTAGCGTCAGACAGCGCCTTCGCCACGACCGGGTCCGTTGCCAACCCCGTGACAGGGTCCGCCGCATAGTACGACGAACTGGTCGCGTCCAGCACGAGGGAGGACGCCGACCGCAGCAAGGGGGTCGCGTTCGCCGGGACAGCAGCCCCGGTCCACGCCGCCAAATCCGAGGGTTGGGCCAGCATGTCAGGGACCACAAAGTTGCCGAACAAACCAGCCATAGCCCTATACCCCGTACTTTTCGATCAGATCAGATTTCGTCAACGCTTCCGCGTCGTCCACGGAAGCGCCGGAATGGACAGCCCACGACACCCAATCAACCTTGGGGGCGTTCAAAGCGGGCCTTGCACGTTCCGCCTTTTCGACGTAGTCCGTGCCGTCCTTGTTGACCCGCTTCAACGAACCCTTGTGAAGCTGGTGGAGGATGACCTCGTGCAGAGGGAGGGACAGTTCGTAAACTGCCCCTCCCTCTCCACGGACGTGCCAGGAGTCGGCCAAGGTTAGCGGCGGTTGACCTTGAGAGCGGTGACCTTGCCGGCGAACCCGGACTGAAGGTCAAGGCTGAGGGAGCCGTCGTTCTGGAGGAACCGTGCCGATTCGAGCGGGCCGATGAACACGGCGCCCGTCGCGGGCACGGACACGACGAGGTCGCCCTGCCCGGACGATTCGGCGATGGGCAGGGTGCCGGCCTTCACGGTGGCGTTCAGCGCGCCAGCGGTCGAGTTCGACACCCGCAGCACCAGCACCTCGGGGCGGGCCCCGGTAATGGTGTGCCCGTTGGGCTGGTCGGCGGTCGTGCCGGCCGGGTCCACCACGGAGGTGCCAGCGGTCAGGTCAGTTACAGGTACAGCGGTGCGAGCCATGAGCGATCAGCTGCCTTTCGGTTAGGAGACGGTGACAAGCGCGCTTGCCAGGAAGTCGGGGCGGACGAGCTTGCCGCCGTACAGGACGAGGCCCTTCACGGCGTCGGAGAACGAATCCTGCGGGCGGTACGCCTCAACCTTGTTGATCTGCTCGGCGAACGTGTACGCGGCGTTAGTGCCGGCGATGGTCACGTACTCGGCGCCCGTGGTGTTCGGGGCGTTGTTCGTGACGCGGATGTCGAACCCGGCGGCGCGGCCAACCATACCGTTGCGGAGGCCCTCGGAGGTGCCGGATTCGTTGACCTTCACGAAGCGGGCGTCGCGGAGCAGGGCGCCGTGCGCTTCGGGGCGGACGTTGATCCAGCGGCCCTCGGTGGGGACGTTCGCGAGGTCCAGTTTGATCTTCAACGGGACAAGGACCTTGTCGTAGAAGTCGGACGGGGTGTTCGCGGCGATGGTGATCGAACCGGCCTGGTTGGCGGTCTGGATGCCGGTGTACATGGTGTTGGCGATGTACTGGTCGATGACGTCGGCGAAACCGTATGCGGCTTCGTTCATCGACTGCGGGATGACGTTGCCCTTGGCCTGCCGGGCGTCAACGTCGTCGACGGCGAACGCGAACATCTTGGACTGGTCCACGACGAGGGTGCGCTGGGAGTCGTTGACCTGCTCCGGGGTGATCTTGGTGACGTTCGGGGTGTACGTCTGGATCGTCGGGCGGCCGATGGATGTGATGCGGACGGTGTCGCCCGCGGCGCTGATCTCGCCCTCGTAGTCACGGTTGATGCAGTCGCCGTAGACGAGTGCCTTGCGGGTGGCGACCAGGAGGTTCGCGGACCAGATCTCTGGGCGAAAGTTCACGATAGACATAGGGTGTCTCTTTCTGGGTTATCCGAGGAGGTTCCGGAGCAGGCCCTTGGACTGGGCCTGTACGATCTGCTCGGGGGACATTTGCTTGAGCTGCTGCTCGGTGATTTGGCCTTGTTCCCCGGTTCCACCAGAGAGTTCGATGCCGCTCGCACCAGTCGCCCGGACTGCCTTGAGTTTGGGGTTTGCGTCCACTTCGGCTTTGACCAGCGCGTCGAGCTGCTGGGCGAAGTCCGCCGCGGTCGGGTCCAGCTCGGCGAGTGCGCCCTTGCGGGTCAGGACTGCGTCGAGGAGGTCTTCGTCGGCGCCGGCTTTGCGGGCTGCCTTGTCGAGTGCGCGCTCCACTTTGAGGGCACGGATGGCCTGGTCCTTGGCGGACAGGTCGGCGGTGAGTTTGGCGGGGTCGAGGGGTTCCTCGGCGGTTTTGATGCCGGCTGCTTCGAGGATTTTGTTGATGCGCGCTTCGGCGGCGGTTTCGGCGTCGCGGGCTTTGACCCGGTTGGCTGCTGCTTCGTCGCGGAGTGTCTTGACGTAGTTCTCGTCGTACGTCTTCGGCTCGGCTGCTTCGGGCACTGCTGCTTCTACCGCGGGTTCAACGGCGGGCGCTACGGGCTCGGCTGCTGCTTCGTTCTCTACTGCTTCAGGCACAATGTCCTCCTGGGACGTGTCGGATGGTGCCCCGTCATCTAGGCGGGGCGGGTGTTACGGTCTGTTGCCGAGGTCGATCTGTTCGCGGCGGTTCCGGCGTAGGAGCCCGGTCTGGCTGGTGAAGTCGCGGATGCGTGCCTGCCCGGCCCGGACGTCGCGCATGGCGCGGGCCTTGTCGAGCGGGGTGAGGGCGGCGGCGGCCTGGACCTTCGCTTGGCGGACGGCGCGTTCGAGGGCGCGGAGTGTCTGGGTGTTCTTGTAGTCCTGCTCGTCCTGCGCGGTCCATGCGTTGGGCTTGAGGACGGTTACGCCGGGCAGGTACGCGGTCAGCGTGTGCTTGCAGTTCGGGTGGAACAATCCGGCGGCGGTCGCGTCTTCGATGGTCGCCGCGACATGGAAGCTCACGGGCTGCCCGTTGGAGGCGTCGGGTTCGGTCACGGGACCTTCGCCCCGGTCCGCCAACACTTTGCCCTCCCACGGGGCACACAGGGCGCATGGTCGGCCTGTGGTGCTGATCGTGAAGTAGGTAATCCCGGCGAGGGTGAGCCGGTCACGGTGCGAGGCGTTGTAGGCGCGCTGGGTTGCCGTCCTAGTCGCCATCTCGACGTAGGTGGCGAGGTTCCATTCGCGCCCGGCTTTGTCGGTGAAGCCGGTCACGCCGCGGGCGGTGAGTTCCCGCCACGCCTGCGCCTGCGCCTCAGCCGGGGTCGCCTTGCCCATGTCGGTGAGGATCTGCGCCGCTGCCCCGGACACGGTTGCGGCCCGGTAGGCGTCATCGGCGAACCTTGTGATCCGGTGCGCCGCCGCACTGAGCCTTGACTCGAGATCCTGGCCCATGAGCCGGGCACTGTTCACGTCATGCGGTAACAGGTCGGTGACGTTCCCGGACAGGGCGTAACGGTCCGCGTAACCCCTGACCTCTCGGGCCGCTGTGACGTTACCGTTCCGCGCCGCCGTGTCCGCGACCGTGTGGGCCATGACCTGCACCCGGGCCTGAACCGTAGCGGCTGTGCGGTCGGCCTCTTTGCGGAGGTCCGAATACAGGGTCGCCATCAGCACGCTACCCGGGCCCGCCGCCAAAGCGTCACGGACGATGGACGCGGAACGGACGATCAGGCCCTGTTCCGCGTCCGTGTACACCACAACGACCGCTGCGGCGAGGGCATCAACCGTTACCGGCAGGGACTCCGTCTGCTGCTGGGTCTGCGGTTCCGCCATCAGCCGTCATCCCGTCGTTTGGGTGCATGAACATCGGATCCGGGAGGGCCGCGGGCTTCTGGGCGTTGATCAGGTCGATCTCGTCCTTGATCTGCTGCTCGTCCCAGTCGGGGTGGAGCATCCCGATAATGACCTCATCGGAGGCCGCCTCAGCCGCACGGAGCGCCTGCACGGTTTGGGCGAGGGACAGCATGGATTCCTGCACGGCGTCACTGATGGCCGCGTCGATGTCGACACCGTCCGGGACCGCGTTGTTGCTGAACAGGGCCCGGTCGACGGTCAACAGTTTGGCGAGGGCGTCCTGCAAGGCGGGGCGCCACAGCCGCCACTTCCGATCCCGGGTCAGCAGCGAGCGTTGCTGTTTCGCTTCGACTTCGGTGGCGGTCTTGATCGGCCCGCCGCCGTCGTACATCCCGAACGTCTCCGCCGAATACCCTGCGGCGGTGAGGATCTTCTTCGTCAGGTCGTCCGCGGTTTCCTTGTGCTCCTGGACCCGGATGTTGAACTGGACTTCCTGGAGCATGTCGGAGAGTTTGGCGTCCTGCCCGCCGAGCATGTCCATCGACGCGTAGGCTTCCTGTTCCGCGTTGAACGCGGACCCTTGCCCGGTGCCGACGTTCCCGAGGAGGGATTTGGCGACCATGATGCGGGCCTTACCGAGCCGCACGTCGCGCATCCAGGAGGTCATGGTTTCGTCGAGGGCGTCCATGAGTTGTTCGACCCCGTCAAGGTCCGACCGGCCGAGGTTGCGTCCGAGGGGGTCGGTGCGCCAGCGCCGGTTCGGGGTCTGGTTCGGAACATACACCACGCACAGGCCGGAGGATTCGGAGCTGATGATCCCGAACGCGTCCACCGCTTCCGCGAGGGGTGCGGTCGCCGGCTGTTCCGTCAGCGGGACGGGGTGCCCGAGCTTGTCCTCCTCGCCCTCATACAGGCCATGGAGGATGATGCCCGTACCGTTGTCGTCCGTTTCGTGCCGTTCGAGGTGTCGGTACACGCGTTTGCCGTCGCGGGCGACGACCTGCCAGAACGTGACCGCCTGCAACACGCCCCAGCTAAATTCGGGGATCGCCTGGTCCGCGTCAACGTGGGTGAGGAACGGGGCGTCGGGTCGGGTCTTGGGGTCCCACCCGATCCGCAGGTACACCCCGCCGAGGGCGGCGCACACGTCGGCGGCGGCGGTGAGTTCGGCGTGGAAGTGGTCGTCGCAGAGTTCGTCCAGCCGTGCCTGAGCGTCCTTGTTGTCCGAGGTGATGGTGACCGTGTCGGAGAACAGCAGGTCGGCACTGGCTTGGCACAACTCGGCGGCGATGGGAACATGGAGCTTCACCCTGCGGTCGGGACCGCGGGACGCTTCGCCCCAGAACCAGCGGGTCAGGGCACGTCCCACGGTGGCGCGGAACCCGCCGTGATCGGACGCGAAGAACCCGGTCGCGGTCGGATCAGACCCCGTCGCGCCGCCATACACGGAGGACAACTGGTCGGTGTCGCCGGAATACCACGCGGACCAGACCCCCATGTTCGGGAGGATCCTGACAAGCTGCGGCGGGGGCCATGACTGGCTGGTAGTGGGCAAGCCCATGAAGGCCCCTTCCGAGGTGGTTGGTTAGTCGGTGAGTTCGCCGCGCCAGAGTGACTCGGTCGTGACGATGCCGTAGCGGAGCATGTCCATGCTGTCGTCGTCGCGTTTGATCGGGGCATCGACGCCGCGTTCGGTCGCTTTCGGGTCCCACACGTAGTCGGTGATTTCGTTCGTCACACCCGCGCACCGGTCCGTGATGACCAACTGGCCCTTTTGGAGCAGGGAGGACACGATGCCGATGCCGTAGGCGACGTCTTTTTTCGCGCCCTGCGTGGCGAGGCCGTCGACGTAGAGTTCCTGGCGGAAGTCCGCGGCGGCGGTGTCCACAATCACCCATTCCGGGGTGAGGGCAAGCTGTTCGGGGTGGTGCGGTTGGCGGATCCAGTCCCGCACCGTCTTGGACTGCTGGGACGGTGACTGCCGGAGTGTCGAGGATGTTCCCGCGTCGATCCGCAACTCGTCCATCAGGTACAGCTTCCGGTCATACCCGAGGCCCAACATGCCCACACTCGTGGCGTGCTGGGTGCCGAAGTCAATCGACACGCACAACACCCGCCGCATCGGGGGCAGATCCTCCCACCGGATCACATGCCGGGTCGGGTCCCACATGTCATAAATGGCGCCCTCAGCGTTGGTCCACAACCCGCGGATCATCCGGTCGTAGAACACACCCGAGTAGGACGCCTGCATCTGCGCGATGTACGCCGGGCCGGGGTTGCCGCCCTCGAAGTACTGCGGGTTGTCGTGCATGGTGAAGTGAAAGACGCGCATGGACTTCGCCGCGGCCTGGAGTATCCAGTCGAGCCTGAGCCAGTGCCGGGTGGATCCCGGGTTCGTGGTGGCGAGCAGGCGGGCGCCGGCCACACGCAGGCGGGAAACAAGCATTTCCCAGAACCCCAGCGGCAACAGCGTCGCCTCATCCACATAGGCGAGTTCGACGGTGGAGCCGCGGATCTTCTCCTCAGAGCGGGCGTCGTTCGCGCCGACAAGTGCGACCTCTTTGCCGAGGATGACCGCCACGCCCGAGCCTTTGGTGTGGACGATGTGGTTGGCGAGTTCCCCGAAGATCCGCTGGTCCATGAGCGGGGCGAGGATGTTCCGCTCAATGGTCTGGAGCGTCTTGCCCACGATGATGATCAGGCCCGTGCCTTGGGTGAGGCGCACGGCGAGGAGAAACGCGAACAGGGACGCGATGGTCTTACCAGCCGAGACAGCGCCAACCCACAGGCTGATCATCTGTTCTTCGGACTCAACGATGGACGCGATCTGCTTATCCGACAGGGCGGGGTTGCTCACGTCTCATCCCCCACTTTCGCGGGTTTCACCGCCGTGTCGTA